AAATAACCGTCAATAGAACTTCCGTTTGTAACATCAGTTTTACCCACTACAGATTGAGTTACACCATAACCAACTTGAATTGTGGTTCCAGTTGTTGTAGATGTGTAACTTCCAAAAGAAAGTGATACATTGTCTAGAGTAATGGCATTTAAAGTTGGTTTATTGAAAAATACGGTTCCAACACCAATTGAAGATACTGTTGTTCCAGAATCAATAATTCCAGTTTCTATTTTTAAAGTTTGTCCAGATGAAATACCAGTTGTTGTAATTCCAGTAACAAATGTGGTAGTGATTCCAATATCACCATTAGATGCTGTTGCAACTCCAACAAAAGTAGTATTTGTTACTGAAGTTGTGGATATACCGCTTAAGATTTGGTCTGCTTTGGAGTCAATAATTGCAACTTTAATTCCATTTGCCCAAGAACCAGGATTTCTTGCTGCTACAGTAACACCAGTAATAGTATTTTCATCATATCCAAGTTCTTCATAATTATCCAAACTCTTAATCTTAACGCTACTTGCAGTTCCTACAAAGGCATTTTTTAGTTGGGTGTCGTCTGCTCTGACTACCTGTAATGAACCACCATAAGAAAGATAGGATGAAGCAACCATCCAACTTTCATAGTGCTTATCTGTGGAATACGGTTCTCCAAAAATATTCAGCAGATCATTTTCATTCTCCACTAAAGTTGGCGAGTCTACAGGACCTTTTGCGAAAGGTGCAACAATTGCTCCTACTTTATTAGAAGCTGGTTGAACTCTACCAGAGGTTAAGTCAACTTCCCTTACTACAATTCCAGGAGATGCTAAATTTAGCGGCATCTTTATTCTCCGTTATCCCGAATTATTCTAAAAGTATTTATAATTTCCTTCTCTTCAAAGACTTATCTATAATCCCACATATAAGAACGGTCTCCATATTCATCAACACTCCAAACCTCTTCAGTTTGTATTTGATTTTCTGGAGTAGCAAACATCCATCTATCTCCAGTTTCTTGCTCCACAAATACTTCCATATCTTCTAATCCATCAGAAATAAATCCGAATGGAGACATATCCTGTTCAATTTGATTTTTCTGTTCCTCATAAATTCTCTTACGAATATCATTATCCGTCATTTCCTTGAAATAATCTTGAGCAACTAGCCAGGCAAAAATAACTAAGCACATTACCAAATCATCATTACACCCTTCTTCCGCTATAAAAGAATTATGCTTCTGAATAAAAGTTGTCATTTCTGCAATAATATCATAATCATTAACCAATAACTTATCATCCTCAATAAGTAATTTTAAATTAGAGCAACCTAATTTTTTAACTGCCGCAGTTGTTCTAACTCCAAGTTGAGATTTTTTACCACTAAAACCAGAACCAACTAATTGCCCTGCTCTACCTCGCATCGCACACATTAAAATATTATCATACTCCAAATCAAAATGAAGAATGTTTGCAACTTGGTCTCCAATATCATTAACTTCTATAAGCAACCAAGAATTGTTATACCCCTTTGCAACTTCATTAATGATACTTGGAAATAGCATCGGTTTAATTTCATTATTTTTATACTTTGCAACTACTTTGTATGGAAAGTTTGTAATATCAAAAACCACAAATGCCGAATAATCATTTCCTATACCACGAGCAACATCAACAGTAATTAAGTAATTATGATCCTCCTTGGGGTCTTCATAAACATCAAGACCTTTACTTCTGGTTATTGGATCATCATATACCAATATTTTAAGTTTACTTGGATTGATTAAGGTTCCTATGGATCCTAAAAATTCACAAAGATGCTCTGCCCTAAATTGTTCTTCACTTGTGTTTGCAATTGTCTGAGCTTTCCATTCCTCATCTCTTCCGGGTACTTCTGACCAGTGAACCTCAGTAGCAACAAATTGACTTTTATTTCTTTCCGCATCGTGCCACATTCTATAGAAGTGGTTCATACCTTTTGGGGTACTTACTATAATAACCTTAGTGGATTTACCGGATGAAATAGTAGGATAAACAGATGCAAAGAAATCATCCGCAATATGATTTGGAACGAATGCAAATTCGTCCAAGAAAATAATATTAAATGACATTCCTCGAACAGCAGAAGCAGACGTTGATGCCGCAATAATCTTTGAACCATTTTCAAGTTCTAATGATCCTTTATTCCAAGATACAATACCTTGTTGCATCCATTTTGGAAGATTCTCATAAGATAATTGAAGTCTACTTAAAATCTCCCTTGAGGTTGATGCCTTGTTTGCAAGAATGCCGACATTTACGTTGTCATTAAAAACAATATAATGCAATAAGTATGATACTACCGTTGTTGTATTATGTGTTGGGATAAAAGTATTTCCACATAAAAACAGATGGTCATCACTATCTACTTGAATACACGCAACTGGGACACTATCTACTTGTTCTATTTTTTGTATATAATGTCTTTTATTTTGAGGTCTTCCTTTTCCATTAAAATTTATTAATTCTAACTTTCTTGGAAGATTAAAAACTTTTTCTTTGGAAGCAAAACGAACTGTATAATACCAACACTGATTGATTGACTTTCTACTTACCCTAGATTTTATCCCTAAAGAAGATAGAAGTTCAACAACTTGAAGAATAAATTCATAATTTTTTTGATAAAACTCAAATGATTGAGTTTTAGTGATAGATCCATCAGTATCCATCAATCCTCGCAATAATTCCATTCTTTGATCTATTGATGATCGCAGATATATTTGAGGAATATGTTTATTCTTTAATAAATTATTTTCTTTTAATTTTTTTCTTAAATCTCTACACTTAAAACGAATACAATTATTATCTTCTCTTTCGTGTTCAATATCTAGTTTTGTTTTATAAAATTCATAATCATCTTTATGTGCTATTATTCTCCCGTCCGCAGAATATCCATCACCCAACCAAACACCAAGAAGATATGGATCTATAGGCAAATTTTGATTTTTCCCATTAATTGCTTTAGATAAGTCAATATAAAGTGACCCTTCTACACCTTTACCTCTTTTATTGTTAGTTTTCTTTAAGTATCTTGAATATATTTCATCAGTATTGATAACTTTTTTTCCAGTTCTCCAATAAGAACTATTTACTTCCCACAAATGATCTGCATCAGCGACAATTTCTTCTCCATTATCAAAAAATATTTTGTAACACTGATGATTAATCATAGTTTCTGTTTTAAATGTTACAGAAACTGGATTTCCATCTGGAGAAAGTATTTGATCCCCAACTTCAATATCCCCAATCGTCGCCCATCCTTCAGGTGTTGGTATTGGAGTATCTAATGCTAATGCCTTACCAACTTGGCGTGGCATTTTTGCTATGTTAAATCTGTTCTTATGAAAGTTGCTGACTAATCTCTCCTGAAAGGGCCACATATTAAACTTAACAAGACCATCATCAACATTAACAATCTTGATGTATTTTTTGGCAAAATAAACTGGGTCTTCCTTACAAGTTAAGAACTCAATAATTTGTTCTTCGGTAAATTGTATTGGAGTATTTGCTCTCTTTAGATTTGGGTTAGAGAGATATGCATCACCTATCTTTAGTTGAATGTCTTGAATATCCATAATTACCTACTAATCTCTTCCCAGTCCAAAGAAGCAACAACAGTATCATTACTACTATCAGAAGCAACCACAAGTGTAAGTTCATAAGGAGTTGAAGTTAATCCATTTCTTTCTAACTGAAACTTAAATAATGCTTCTTTCAGAATATCAACTTGACTTGCTGCTTGATTTGATGCATTAAAAAATCCACTTGCTAGTATTCTTCCCCCAGCAGCAGAAGTTCCAGTAATATTATATTCAACAGCACTATCAGTACCAGCACTTACCCAAGCACCACCAGTAGTAGTTTCAGATGCTATAACCTGCCAATTAAAATTACCAGTGCTAATTGGCATTATAGAAAGTGCCGTGAGAATTACAATAGCATCCAAACGATTTGGTGATGCTTTGAGACGCAAAGATATTACAGGATAGAATGTTCCCGCAGTTCCTAATGTTCTTGGAGAATTGATTGGTATACCAACTGCCTGCTGTATTCCACGAAGTTCATAACCACCCTCTGAAATTACAGTAGAACAAACTTGTTTAAGTGTGCTTGCACTGGTTG